CTCCTTAGTTAGGCTATTTGACTCGACCCTCTGCATACGCATTAAAAATTTCTTGTGATAATGCTTGGTAACGCTCTGGGTCGGTCTTCATTAACTTAATAATATCAGCACGACGATAGATTTTCTTACGCGATCCTTCTGCTGTTCCTCTGGCGTTGCCTGTGCTAGCAGACTTCAGTTGTTGCTTACGTGCTTGCTTTTCAACTGCGGCGGCCTGTTGGGTCACCTGATTACGCTCCTTCCAGAGCGAGAACAGTTCGTTTGCTGCATCGTAATCGTACTGTTGATCTGCTTGTACAAACAGTTGAGTCCGTATCTTAGATCCTTGTACCCATTCTGCAAACTTAGGGTCTTGCAAAATGCTCTGCATATCTGGGTGGTTTCCTTGCAGAGTTGCTAAGGTCGCCTGTTTCTTATATTCTTGTGTATATGCTTCGGCTTCTCGGATCTTAGGGTGGTTCTCAATCGCCCGACTAACAGCAGTCTTAGGATCAGTGAAGAAGTCTATATCGTCATCTTCTTGCTGTTGTTCAGGTGCTTGTTGCTGTGAGAGTTGTGCCTGAATGTAGTCATCAACGACCCTACGTAGTTCACCAACTTCAGAGCTTTGTTTACCCATCAGCTTTTCAGCTTCTTGGTGCATCTGGACAACTTCCTCTAAGGATTTGCCTCGATACTTCTCTGGTATGGTTTCCGGTTGAGCTACCTCTTCTTCTTGAGACTCAAAGGATTCCTGTTGATCTACTACGTCTGTTTCGTTGTTGTCTTCTTCGGGGCGCTCGTCTATGAGTTGTGCTCGTGACATTATTTAAGTTCTCCGCCTAAGTGGTTATGGAGTGGATTTACGTCCAGCCTTTTCGTGTTCTCGTACCCACTTCATGTGCCTTCCCGGAAAATCACCGGATGCACCTTCTAGTACGCACTGTGTTGCTGATACGACTCTTGTAGCATTCGCGCCACAACCGCACCTACTGGTTATAACGTTACTCTCTACAAATTCTTCAAAGAGATGACCATTGGTACATCGAAAGTCGAATACTTTAATCATCTTCTTCTTGTTCTTTTGATTGATCTTCAAATGCGTTATTAACAGCAGTTTCAAGATTAATAACGTGAGCCAATACGTTTAACTGTCCTTTGCGGAAGTACATATCGTCAACGTCTTTAGTCGCTTCGACTGAGTTAATTACTACTGCATTTTGTGTTAGCTCTTCGATTAGCTGTTTCCATCCTTCTGAACGGAAAAGGTCGAAGTATGTGTTGTAATATTTTTCTAATTCAGGTGTCATTGAGGCCCCTCTAGGTTGTCTCATTAGTTACTATACACTATATATTATACCATATTTTTGACTAAATGTCAAGTCCTTTTGGTATTATTACCAGTCTTTCTTCTTTTGCCTGACGCGGAGAATAGATTCGTTAATCTCCGCATCTTTGCTGAAACGGCTTAGGACTTCCTTTTGGTATTATTACCAGTCTTTCTTCTTTTGCCTGACGCGGTAACAGAGTGTTTAACACGCGCTGGGCCTGTCTTCTTAGACTTTGACTTAGCTTTCTCTGCAGCTGTCATCTTTGCTGCAACGGCTTTAGGACGACAGGAAGGGTACGGACGCTTAGAGTTTTTAGCTGATTTACGTCCACACTCTTTACCTGTCTTGAGGTCTACCCATTCTTCCTTAAACCACTTGGTAAGACCTCCTTTAGACTTAGCCACGGTAGCCGCCTCCGCGTTTCTTATATTCTTTTGTCAACCAAGCAGACGCATAAGCGCTGGGCCACACGTCAAACTTTTTCTTTGCTTCAGCTTTCACGCGGCTGTACAGCGATGGGTTGGTGGGTTTAGGACTTCCTTTTGGTTTTGCTTTTTGCTTTGCCATAACTTACCTTCTGTCCTGTTTTCTTTGCTTTTGCTTTAGCCATAGCCATACCCTTAGCGGTGTACGGATATTCTTTCTTTCCTACTTTAGGCATTGCAGTTCTCCTAACTCATCTATTGAAATTACCCACTGTTTTGGTATCACAACTTCTGCGTCTCCTTCGATAATCTCACCGTCTTCAACAAGCATGTGAGGACAGATAATTATCTTCTCTTCGTCGTTAACAAGTAACGCACCACAAGAGACGGCAGTAGCTACTTTAGCTTGCGTAAGCTCGCTTAATTCGCGCCAGCCCACGTTTGCTCCTCCTTGAGCATCTTTCCACACAACTCTGTATATCTTTACCATTTGACTTTATCAGCCCAGTAAGCAGCAGATAGTTTTCCTTTAGCAATGTTTGATGCGTGTCTAGCTTTAAAAGATTTTCGTCTAGCTTTTTCTGAAGCTGTTGTTGGATTCTTTCCAGCACCTGATACTCCTTGTTGTCCAAACCGAATTGTTTTAACTTTGTCGCCTTCTTTAGCGACGACTACATGAGACTTCTTAGGATGACTCGGAGTCCTCTTTGGTTTGTTGAACCCGCTTACCCCTGCTCGTGCCAGCCTTGGATCCTTTTTCTTGCTCATTGATTAAAGCCTCCACCTTGGTTTCCAGTTCCGCCAACCTGTCGAATTGCGTCTTGAATGCTTGGTTGATCTGCTCTATTAGGTTGTCTAGCTCGCGTTGTGTCATTAACATTGGTTTTTGCCTCTATCTCTTTTTCCTTTAGGAGAGTTTGAGCTACCTTCAATCGACGTTCGAACTCTTTATCGTCCTGATCGCCAGCCTGTAGGTTGCGGGTGATTGCTTCAATCTGATCTATTTCTAGCTCTTGCGGAGCGAGTTGTGCATCCATCATGTACTTCTGCGCTCGTGCCTGTGACTCAGCAGCTTGTGCGTTCAGTGCGTTAGTCTGACTCTGCTGGAACTGCAACTGTGCTTGTTGTGCCGCCATAGCCATCTGTTGCGCTTCTGGGTTGGGCTGTGCAGCTTGTTGCATAGCAGCGATAAGCTCTTCGCGGTTGCTGAGGTTCATGTTGTCGATGATGCTTTGGATCAACACGGGGTACAGCGGACTGTCCTGTTTCATCGTTTGCAGCAACTGTACAAGCTGAGTTACCTCGTACTCTCTAGCAATGATGCCTAGCGTAGACGAAGCGTTGAACTTGTAGTCAGCTACTGGGTAGTTCTCTGGGTCGAACTGCATATACCTGTGCGCTGCTTTGGTAACGAAAGGCAACAGGAAGGACTGCTGGAAGTTAATCAGGGTACGTTTGTGGCGCTTGATGATCGCGCCTAGAGACATACTTATTCCTGCGGCAGTCGCTTCGCCATTAACCTGTCCAGCAATACCGGCGCTATCAACAGCCCCTGTTGCTTGCTGTACCATCTGCTGAAGGCTTGCAGCTTGTGCAAAAGTAATTTGGCCCACTTGTCCAAAATTAAAAGGTTGTAGTACTTCACGGGGATCACCATTCGTCAGTATCATTTTACCCGGACGCACTTCGGGTTTCGCGCCTCGCGGCAGGCGTGTTGCGTCGATAGCCAACATAGGATGTATGGTTAAGGACAATGCGTCAATACGAGCGCGTAGCTCAGTATCCAGTGCCTTCTGAGAGTTGTAGCCTTTCTCACAGACTCCGCGTCCCCAGAAGCGTCCCGGAACAACGTCCCAAGGGAACGCAACAACAGGACGATCTTGCATCATGTACGGATTCGGTTCTGCTTTTAACAGTACGCCACCGTTAGCAATAACAACAATAGCCTCAACATACATTGAGTCTGACTCTACTTCTTCTTCAGTAGCGTCTTCTAACAACATCTTAGGCACTAGACCGTAGTACTTCGTTAGGCGTACCTTATCGTCGTTGTAAACAGTAAGGTCTTGGTCTGGCTCTAGGTCAGTGTCGGGAGCGGCGCTGGCTACGTATACGTCGCGATATACGCCTTGCTCCTGAAGAATCTCTACGTGGTGACGGCTAACAAACTCATCTACGGCAACACCCATAGCGTCCTCTACAGACGTTGCTACAGGGTCGATCAGGAAGTTCTGAGGCAGCACCGGCTTTAGCTTCACAACAACACGGTCAGTGATGTTTACGCCTACGGCTTGCAACTGTCCGTCCATGATGGGCTGGGTTGCTGGAGCCATCTCTTTTATTTCTTCGATGACGATTTCACCAACACCCGTACCGAACACGGCAGCGTTGATAAGGCACTCAGCAACAGCCTTACGTACCTTGCACTGTTCGAAGTCTTCTGTTAACTTATTACGTAAATATTGCACATCTTGCTTCTGAGGATCGTTCATGTCGTCAGCGATGTCGAACCACTTACCACGACCAAACGTGGCTTCTTCTAGTTCTGCTACGCTAGATTCGACAGCTTGCTGAAGTGCAGGAGAAATAATCCGACTACGCTCAGAGGAACGCTCACGGTCAGCAGGATCCCAGATGCCACGCCACAGTCTGTAGTATTCGTCAAACGATTGTTCATAGTTGCTTTCGTAGTAATCCCGCCAGTCTTCACATTTGTTTATAACCCAACCTTCTATGGTCTCTCCCATCATCAGTGGGTCTGGGCTGTATAGTTCACTCACTTTAGTACCCCGCTACAATATCTAAAATTTCAGGCTCTTCGAACTCTAGTTCTGCTATCCCGTATGGGACGTTAGCAAGCTGATCGACATATGCTAACGCATCA